GTCCTTTGTGGCGGGGTCGGTTCTGGTAAATCTATAACGTCGATATTTTACTACACGCAACAAGAGTTTGGTAAAGATCTATATATTATCACAACTGCAAAAAAGCGTGATTCACTTGACTGGGAACGCGAGTGTGCAAGGTTTGCACTATCGACAGATAGAGATGCGAGTATAGATCATATTCTAGTTAAAGTTGATTCTTGGAATAACATCAAAAAGTACATTGATGTTAAAGATGCGTTCTTTATATTTGACGAGCAGAGAGTTGTTGGATCTGGAGCATGGGTAAAGTCTTTCTTAAAGATTACCAAACAGAATAACTGGTTGTTATTAAGTGCAACACCCGGTGATACTTGGATGGATTATATTCCCGTGTTCATTGCTAATGGATTCTATAAGAATAGAACTGAATTTATACGAAGACACGTTGTATATAATTCTTTTGTTCGATTCCCAAAGGTTGATCGATATGTAGAAGTTGGACGTTTAGAAAGATTGAAACGCGATATACTAGTTACCATGAAGTATAAGAAACCAACTACAAGCATACATAACAACATATTTGCAGAGTATGATAAAGAGAAGCTAAAACTCATAACGCAAAAAAGGTGGAATCCATTTACAGAAGAGCCAATAAAACAAGTAAGTGAACTTTTCGTCGCAGTACGACGCGTCGTTAATAGTCATCCTTCACGATTTGATATTGTAAAAGAGTTATTAGAAAAACATAGAAAGCTAATTGTATTTTATAACTTTAATTATGAACTTGATATTCTGCGTAAGTTCAAAGACCAAGTAGAAGTTGCTGAATGGAATGGCCATAAACATGAGCCATTACCAAAAGGCGAACAATGGTTATATTTGGTACAGTATCTAGCAGGAAGTGAAGGTTGGAATTGCATCGAAACCAACGTGATTGTGTTCTATTCGCTAAATTATTCATATCGTATCATGACGCAAGCGGCTGGTCGTATAGATAGAATGAATACGCCGTTTGCAAATCTATATTATTATAGAATAGTGTCAACGTCTTGGATTGATTCTGCGATTAAGAAAGCTATCATGAACAAAAAAAACTTTAACGAGCATAAATTTTCACTCGCATTAAAAACAAAGACTATAATAGAAGGAGAATGACTTTTACATTTTCTTTCTGTTTTTAAGGAAAAAAAATATGGCATTAGAAAGAGTATTTCAAGCCAGATTAATAAGAGAATTGGAAGCTGAATTCCCTGGAGCAGTAGTTTTAAAGACAGATCCTAGTTATATTCAGGGATTCCCGGATCTCTTGTTTCTGCAAGATTCGTTTTGGGCAGCACTTGAAGCAAAAAGAGCTAGGAATTCTGCACGTCGACCCAATCAAGAGTATTGGGTACAACGACTTAATCTTATGTCATATTCTAGATTTGTCTATCCTAGTAATTTAGATGATGTGCTAGAAGAATTATCTGTTGCCCATATGTGGAGTATGAATCCAAAATGAAATTTAATCCACACTACGAACTTATCGATCGCCACGCTTTCTTATCTGCTTCTAATTATCATTGGTTAAACTATGATGAAGAGAAGCTTAGGAATGCTTATGCGAAATCGCAGGCTCAATTTCGAGGCACAGCACTACATGAATTTGCCAAACAAGCTATATTATTAGGAATTAAACTGCCTAAACTAAAGAATCCATTAAATCAATTTGTTAATGATGCTATTGGATATCGTATGGCTCCAGAGCAGATTTTATTCTATTCATATAATGCATTCGGGACTGCTGACGCTATATCCTTTAGGAATAATTTGTTACGCATTCACGATTTAAAAACAGGGCTATCTAGAGTTTCTATGGATCAGCTTGAAGTTTACACAGCATTATTCTGTTTAGAGTATGATCATCTTCCTAAAAATATAGATATTGAGTTGCGAATCTATCAATCAAGTAAAATCATTGTACATGAACCACAGCACATTGCGATTCGTCGCATTATGGAGAAGATTATATTCTTTGATAAAAAAATAGAGGAATTCAAATCCGAGGAGTATAACCCATGGCAACAATAAAGCATTATGGCATAAAGCGTCGCTCGGGTCGATATCCTTGGGGATCAGGAAAAGATCCTTTTCAAAGTGGTGGTGATTTTCTAAGTGTCTATAACGATCTAAAAGCTAAAGGGTTATCTCAAACTGAAATCGCTTCTAGTATGGGTATGAATACCAGAGAGATGCGACAATTACGATCAATTGCAAATGCCGAAAAGCGTGCTGCTGATGCAGCTTTAGCTTATAGGCTTAAAGAAAAGGGATATTCTAATGTTGCTATAGGGAAACGAATGGGAATTAATGAATCTTCTGTTCGTTCCCTTTTAGATCCTTCTTTAAAAGAAAAGGCAGCGTCTACTCAGGCTACCGCTGATGTGCTTAAAGATGCTGTTGATAATAAAAAGTATATTGACATAGGCGTTGGTGTAGAGCATCAGTTGGGTGTATCAAGAACTAAGTTACTAACAGCGGCTGCTATACTAAAAGAACAAGGCTATGAAGAGCACAATATAAAAATTCAACAGCTAGGAACTGGAAAATTCACAACTGTAAAAGTTTTATGTCCTCCAGGTACTACGTTTGGCGATTTATCTAGAAATAGAGATAAAATATCTTTAATTGATGAATATTCTGAAGATGGTGGACGTACCTTCTTAGGACTCGAGCCAATTCGTAGTGTTGATGGGAATAGAGTTTATATTCGTTATGGTGAAGAAGGTGGAGTTAATAAAGATGGTGTTATAGAACTTCGTAGAGGTGTAGAAGATTTGGACATGGGCGATGCTAGTTATGCTCAAGTTCGAGTTGGAGTAGATGGGAAATATTACATGAAGGGTATGGCAATGTACTCTAATGATATTCCTCCTGGATACGACATAGTCTATAATACTACTAAAAAAAGAGGCTCTCCAATAACTGACGTTTATAAAGAAATGTCTGATGATCCAGATAATCCGTTTGGTTCAACGCTTCGACAGAAACATTATATTGATGCTAATGGAAACGAACAGCTATCAGCATTAAACATGGTTGGATCTAAACCCGGTGCTGGAGAGGAAGGCGCTTGGGCTGATTGGTCAAGAACATTGTCATCACAAGTACTATCTAAACAATCAACCGGTCTTGCTAAACAGCAATTGAATTTAGCACTTAAGCTTAAACAAGAAGAGCTTGATGAGATTATGTCTTTGACTAATCCAACAGTAAAGAAAGCTTTATTGTTAGCCTATGCTGATGAGGCTGATGCTGCTTCTGTACACTTGAAAGCAGCCGCATTACCACGACAAGCGAATCAAGTATTGTTGCCTTTTACTTCTATTAAAGACAATGAAGTATATGCTCCTAACTTTCGTAATGGGGAAACAGTAGTATTAGTTAGACATCCCCATGGAGGAACGTTTGAAATACCGACCCTTGTTGTAAACAATAGGAATGCTGAGGCTAAAGGATTAATAGGTGCTGCTAAAGATGCAGTTGGTATTAATCCCAAAGTGGCCAATATCTTATCGGGTGCAGACTTTGATGGTGATACCGTCTTAGTTATACCCAATAACACTGGTCGTATTAGAACATCAAAAGCATTAGATGGATTAAAGAACTTTGATACAAAAGCAGCTTACCCAGGCTATCCTGGTATGAAAGTAATAAGCCCCCATGCAAAACAAATGGAGATGGGTAAAGTATCAAATCTAATAACTGACATGACTATACGCGGTGCTTCTCCTGATGAGATAGCCCGTGCTGTTAGACATTCAATGGTAGTTATCGATGCTGAAAAGCATGGTCTTAACTATAAACAATCATACCTAGATAATGGTATAGGTCAGTTAAAAGAAAAGTATCAAGGCTCATCTACTGCTGGTGCAGCAACATTAATCTCACGTGCCAAGTCAACAGTAAGAGTACCTCTCAGAAAGCAGAACTATCGTATAGATCCTAAGACAGGTAAGAAGATCTATGAAGAAACAGGTGAGACCTATGTTAATGCTAAAGGCAAGGTAGTTAAAAGAACTCAGACCTCAACTAAGTTAGCAGAAGTTGACGATGCATATAGACTATCATCTGGTACAAAGATGGAAAGCTTATACGCTGATCATTCTAATAGTCTAAAGGCTTTAGCAAACAAAGCAAGAAAGACTGTGCTTGGTACAAAAGACATACCGTACTCTCCCTCTGCCGCAAAAACTTTTGACCCCGAGGTCCGTGCTTTAAAGAAGAAGCTGGCTGCTGCTGAAAGAAACGCGCCTAAAGAAAGGAAGGCACAGATTGCAGCAAACAAGATCATCAAGGCAAAACGGGAGGCTAACCCCCACCTAACAACAGACCAGCTTAAAAAGATCAAGGCTCAAGCTTTAGAGGAGTCAAGAACAAGATACGGTGCACGTAAGCCCAACATCTCCATAACAGACCGGGAGTGGTTAGCAATTCAAGCAGGCGCCATCTCCCCCACCCGTTTACGAAATGTCCTGGCCAATACGGATACCGCCAAGCTAAAAGAAAGAGCCCTGCCCCGTAAAAGAACAGTAATGACCCCAACCAAGATGACTAGGGCCCGCACTATGGCAGCAACAGGCTATACGCCATCTGAAATTGCAGACGCCCTAGGGGTAGCTGTATCAACAGTGACCAGCGCCCTTGAAGGATAAGGAGATAGCTATGGCTACTAATGATACTATTACTATTATTGAAACAGATGATGAGTTGAATGAAGAAAGAATGTTAACAACTCTTGACAATCCTTTCAATCCTTTTACACAGTGGGACCAATGGCTTTCATTTGATCGCGGCAAAGGTTACAATACTGTTTCTTACTTAGCAAGAATTGTAAAAAGTTCACATGAATTAACAGAATTTCAAGAAACCCGAGCTATTAATGAGGCTATTGATGAAATACTGGCCCTCAACGTTTTAGGAATTTACGTTGCTGTAACAAAAGAAAACTTTAAAGATCGTTCAAAGTCGACGACCTTCCCTACTGTTGAGATAGTTCAACGGTAGGGGGGGGCCTCGCATCAGATACCCCCCCTATGCAT